CTATGGTTTAGGATACATCAACAATGTGGAGCAGGTCAGCCAAATGGAAAACGTGTCCACATATTCGGTTGATTTCACAATTTCGGGCCGGATTTATACGGATCAGCGATTGATTTGGAATTTGGTGTTTACCAATTGGGAAAACTTAAATATTCAATGGCAAAATCTATAATGCATTTTGAATATATTTGCATAAAATAAGAGCATAAAAATTAAACAAAAATATGGCAACATCGGGAGTATTTAACGGCACGAACCTATTGATCAAAGTTGAAGGAACGGCCATTGCACACACAACATCGTGTTCATTGTCTATTTCACAAGACATTGCAGATGCAACAACAAAAAATTCAGGCGGATGGTCTGAGGGAATCAGCGGTTTACGTTCAGGCGAAATTTCGTTTGATGGTTTAGTAAACTACGCATCTGCGGCAAATGCAGAGGAATTAGTTGATTTCGTTTTGAACCGTACAATCATCACGTGTGTATTCGGTACATCAGCAACAGGCGATGTGATTTATACAGCGGAAGGATATATCGCATCAATTGAGCAATCAGCAGAAATGGAAGCAGCGGTGACATTCTCAGGATCAATCACATTGACAGGCGCAATCGTAAAATCAACAAACGCATAATTTGTTGAATTGAAATACACCCCCTGCATCGGTAATATGGTGCAGGGGTTTAGAGTTTATCACCTAATCAAACACAAATGGAAAATCGCAAACGTGGTTATTGTCAATTGAATATTGGCGGTCAAGATCGCACACTACATTTTTCGATGAATTTTTGGGTTGCATTTGAGGATGCAAGTGGCCACAAAATATCAGAAATCGACAAGGTTTTTTCACAAGGCATTTCATTGAACACTATTCGTGCATTAGTTTATGCAGGATTGTTGGCATATGATCAAGAAAACGGAATCAAACCTGATTACAACATTTACACGGTAGGTGGTTGGATGGAGGATTTGCAACCTGATTCATTAACATTATTGACAAACACATTAATGGAATCACGTGTTTTGGGTAATGACTTGAATGCAGGTGTTCGCAGAAACGTTGAAAAATCCACAAAAAACCCAAAGCAGATCAACCCCTAACGTGGGACAGAATGCTTGATTTTTATATAGGTCAGGCAGGTATTTCACCGGATCAGTTTTGGCGCAATACTTGGAAAGAAAATGCGTTGTTGGGGGAGAGTTGGAGTGTGAACGTAAATTTGAATTGGGAAATGGCACGTTTCATTTCCACAATGATTGTAAATTCGAATGCCACCAAAAAATCACAGGTGATTTCACCTGATAAATTATTCTCGTTGCCACAGGATGTGTATTTGGAGAAAGGCAAACCGAAATCAACACCAGAACAATTCAAGGCATTTTTAGAACAAATTGAAAAAAGTCAATCCAAATAATGGGTTGGCTTTTTTTTTAACTTTACATTATGGCAGAGGAACTAAAAGTACGAATAACCGGTGACGCAACCGATTTTGATTCAGCATTATCGGATGCGCAAAAATCATTGGTTAAATTTTCAAAGCAAGCGGCAGAATTGGGCAAAACAATGTCCACATATGTGACTGCGCCATTATTGGCGGCAGGTGCGGCATCAATTAAAATGGCATCCGATTTCAATGAATCATTGAATAAAGTGGATGTGTCATTTAAAAGCGCATCAGGATCAGTCACCGAATTTGCAAAAACATCTTTAAAATCATACGGTATTGCATCAGGCACGGCATTGGATATGGCATCCAATTTTGGGGATATGGCAACATCAATGGGATTGGGTGTTGGTGAGGCATCCAAATTGTCCACATCATTAGTTGGATTGGCCGGTGATATGGCATCCTTTAAAAATATTCGAATTGATGTTGCACAAACAGCATTAAACGGAATTTTTACCGGTGAAACAGAATCATTGAAAAGATTGGGTATTGTAATGACCGAAGCCAACGTGAAAGCGTATGCATTTTCTCAGGGCATCACAAAGCAATACGATACAATGTCACAGGCTGAAAAAGTTATGTTGCGTTATCAATACGTGATGTCGGTGACAAAGAATGCACAGGGTGATTTTGCCAGAACAAACGAAAACGCAGCCAATCAGATGCGTATGTTTGGGGAAGGTACGAAACAATTGAGTGCTGAAATAGGTCAGGTGATGTTACCGGTGGTTACATCAATAACAAGGGCAGCAAATGAAATGATTTCAGAATTTTCCGGTGCATCTGAAAGTACAAAAGGATTTATCGTTGTGCTTGGTGGAATTGCAGCAGCAACAGGGCCTTTATTGTTTTTGGTAGGTACAATTGTTCCGAAAGTAATTGAAGGTTTTAATTTAATGAGTGCAGCAGCGGTTAAATTTAATTTGACATTGACGTCAGCCACAGGAATTGTAGGATTGGCGGCATTATTTGGGGTTGCTGCAAAATCAGCATATGATTTTGCCAAAGCATTAAAGCCTGATAATAAATTAACAGAGGCGCAGAAAAAGGATATAAATGCCATAAAGGAAAAAAATACCGAAATACTTGCATCAATTGAATTGCTTAAAAAGCAAAAAGCAATGGCATCTGGTATTAAAACCGGTATGGATACAGCAGGTAGTGTTTCAGTTGCAGGAATTGATGCACAGATTGCAGCACAACAAAAATTGTTAGTGCAAAACAACGCATTAATTGCATCAATACAAAAGAAAAAAGTTGAGGAAGAAAAAGCAGCACAAAAAGCAACAGAGGAAGCGGATAAAAAAGCAAAAGAAGAACAAGCAAGAATATCCAAATCATTAGCTGCAAAAGAAAAAGCACAAAAAGTCGAAAAAGACAATTTGCTTGAAATGCAATTGTTAAAATTGAAAAATGCAGCATTAGATGAATCAATTGCCAAAAAGGAATTGAAAATGGCTAAATTTCAGGCATTCGGTGATACATCAAATGTCAAAGATTTGCCAACATTTGCCGGTGATCTTGTAAAGCATTTCGAAAAATTCCCTGCAATTGGTGAAAAGATTATGGGAATAACAACCAATTTAGGCACGTTAAAATCACCATTATCTGTGATGGATGCATCAGTTCAGGCATCAACACAATTGCAAAGTGATAATTTGGATCAATTAGCATTGAAATATCAAGCTATGTTGGATATGACTAATATGGTTGGTGATGCAGCAGCAAATGCATTCACAGCATTAGGAAATTCAATTGTAGATTCAATGGGATTAGCAAAAACAGGATTGGAGGGATTTGCAGGTCAAATGATGCAAACATTGGTTCAATTGGGGGCGATGGTTGTGAAACAATTGGCGATGAACTTAGCGGCATCATTAGGATGGGCAACGCAATCAGCAACGCAATCCGGTGCAGCAACAGGGCCATTGGCTGTATTTACCACACCTGCATTCATATCAACGGCAATTGGTGGTGTTATGGCTGCATTCGCATCAATTCCAAAATTTGCGGCAGGTGGTATCGTATCCGGCCCAACAATGGGTTTGATGGGTGAATATCCGGGCGCAAAATCGAATCCAGAGGTGATTGCACCATTGTCTAAATTACAGGGAATGTTGGATCAAGGAAGCGGAGGTAGCACAGCAATGACAGGTGAATTTGTATTACGTGGTCAGGATTTGGTAGTGGCATTAGCAAGAGCAGAAAAGCAACGAAATAGAATTGGATAATTATGGCATACGGTGTGAAATATCGTTTGGAATTTGCCGACATAAAAGGCAACAAACGAAAGGTTGAGATTTTCAAAAATGGGTACACCGGTGGGGTTTTACCAATGATTGGAACAGGTGAGCCGGTAGAAATAGAGTGGAAGGCTGAGGAGGATTTATATGAGCCATTGATTGGATCATTATGCACGTTGAATTTATTGGTAACGGATGATGTTACTTATGACGATTTTTACCTGTTTGATGAACGTGAATACAAAGTGGTGGTATATTTCGAGGCATCGGCCGGATCGTGGCAAACATATTGGTCAGGATGGGTTGTGAACGATTTATATTCACAGGCATTGGTTTCCACACCATATTCATTGTCAATCACAGCCACAGATAATTTGGGGCAATTAGATGGGTATGATACGTGGATGCCGGATGTCAATGTGGACAATCAAACCCTGTGGAAATTTATGTGGAATGCATTGGCCAATTTACAATTGGGTTATGACATATACATCAGCAATGATTTAAGGATTTCAACAGATTCAGCTTGGAAAAACGTATTTGATCAGATTACAATCAAAAAATCTGGGTTTTACAACAATTCATATATTATCAATGATTCAAAAATGACATTGCGTTCAATTTTACTTGGATTCAATTGCCGTATTTTTCAATCATTTGGCCGTTGGTATATTGTCAATTGTTCATCTTATGGTGATCAACGAATCATTGCAGGAATACAAGCAGGAACATACACAGGATCGGGCATTTTAACAGCCAAACAAGGGTTTTTAAATGCAGGATCAGAGGACATCAAATATTGGATTTATAATGCATCTGGGGTTGAGCAATCAACGGTGACAACCAATATGTTGAAAGTTGTGCCAACAAATATGCAACCGATTGGCCAAAATTTGTTTAGAACACCACGCAGACCGGTTAAAAAATATCAGGAAATTGTTGATATTTCACAGCAACAGGATGATTTGAATTTGAACGCATCGTTTGAATTTGACTATGAGAATTGGACAACAACATTGGTGACAACGGAATTTGTACCTGTTCCATTTGCCGGCCGCAAATCACTTAAATATGTAGGCACAAGCGCATTGGGTGTTTACACGGTAAGATTGTCAAGCACAGGGGCAGCATCAGCCATAAAAGGCAATCAATATCAGGTATTAATATCAGTTAATATTGACAGAGGCGGAAGCGATAACAGATTGCCGTGGTTTTTACGTATTGAATATTCACCGGGTGTTTATACATATTGGAGTAATGTGAATAAAACTTGGGGTACATCAGGTGGATCAGTTTTATGGAATGAAACGCAAGTTGTGGGAGCAGGTAGATTTGAAACGTTTAAATTTACAACAGCAGCAGCACCAGAACCCGGCACAATGGAATTGGGTTTTTCATATCCATATATTAATGCACCGGGATCATACACAGGGATGTATTTGGACAATTGTGCGGTAAGAAATATTGACAGGGATCAAAACGTATATAAAGAAGCGTGGTTTATTCGGGAGCAATCCGGCACATTTGTGACATCTGATGTTTTAGAGCATACAGGAGTTGTTCAGGCTGATTTGGATTCTGTTGTATTTTTAGGCGCATTTACGGACAACAACGCATTTAAACGTGCGCAGGATGCAAATGGGTTGTTTTTGGAACAGATAGTCACGCAACAAAGATTGAATGATTTTAGGCAATATTCAATGCAATATGAAGGGGATTTGTACAATATGGATGATTATTCTGTGATGACTATGGCCCATAAATTATGGATCAAATTTCCAACATTAACGGAAACAGATTCAGCCATTGTGGATTCAATCCGGGTGCAGTTAAAATCAAACGTGTACACGTGCCAATTTCACAT